GTATACGATTACGTAAACTACTTTGTCATAGACGAAATAGTTCTGGAGGAACCATGAGCGATGGAGGAACTAGTAACAATTCTGGAAATACTTGCAGTTACACTAGTCGTGTTGACGACGGGTATTTTTGGTATTACATTTCTGAAGATGATAGCGAATTTACTATCACCATTAAGATTAGGAGCCCTGATTCACAGCGCGCCAAAGATTGTGAAGAAGGACAAACCAAAGAAGACGAAGAAGACAAGGAGGACTGAAAGAATGAGTAAAGACACAGCAAGTGAAGGAGTTACATTCAACGACATCTTTATGTTTATGATAGCTGTACCTTTAGTTTTACTATGGGTAGGTTTTGCAGGATTCGTTATACACAGCGGATTACAAGATGACTCTGTTCTTGAACAAATCGAAGGTTATACAACCTTGATAGCTATATTAGGTGGGCCAGCCCTTCTAATTATCAAGGATGCTTTAGATGTTTGGAAACAAGAACAAGCAGAAAAAACAGCTTTCTACAAGATAAAGGCTCAAGCAGTTATTGATTACAACGATGCAGCTCAAAAGCAAATGCAGCAGATTGAAGCTAATGCACAAGCACAAGAGCATAAGATGGAATCAGCAACTATAGTAACAGCCAAAAAGAAGTAAATGACGTAAGCTTTATATAGTCTTACGCCGTATTAATATTGTGGCTCTCACAAGACCACGAACCCATTGGATACTTACGCAAAATGCGTCTCCGAGGGCCACAACAACGAAAGCTTTATATAGTCCTTTATGATTATATAATAACAGGTGAATACCTATGGCAAACGAAACAAATAACAACACAGCAACCAACGAGACCAATGAGGGTAACCTCACTGCTATCTTGGACACTGTAGAAGAATCAGGTTTGTTAGACACTCTAATGGATGAACCATTACTAATGGCTTTAGCTGCTTTAGTATTAGGTATGGGCGGTTATATCGCTTATACTGTACCAGCAGTCAAAATGTTAGTCTTTAAATACTTAAAGAACAACGAAGCTGAGTTAATGGACTTATTAGACAAGAATCTAACCAAAGCCCAAATGAAAGCCTTTGACAAATTAGATGAGCAAGCTAAAATACACGTCAAAGATTCTTTAGTCCGTAATGTATTAATTACCGCTTGGGACGAAAAGGATGACGAGTTGGCTGGCTTAGTTAAATCTAAAGTTAAGGCTGCACTCGATGAAACCAAGTAATGGACGTCGAGGGATACGAAGCGCGTCTTCGCGAGAGGGTAGGAGAAGCTGAATATGCTAGGCATAAAGAGCTTGTCCGCCTTCTGGCACGCAATCTTGCTCTTGAAGACTTGCTTTGGCAAGAAATTTCTGTACATATTCGGGATGTTGACGCACGAACAGAGCTCTTGCGACAAAGAAACTCGGTTGTACGTGATATTCATACTGAGTTCCGTGCTCTTAATATAGAAGTTCCAACTGTAACTGAAAAGAATACAGAGAACTTTATGGCAATGTTGAGTGATTTAGATGACAATCCCAGTGAAGAACGAACAGAAGAAGCTGAACGCAGCGATTAGTGGAAGACTAGCACACGATTCTAGAGCTCTAGAGGACGTGTTCGAGAAGTGTAGAGCAGATGAAAAGAAAATGACGCTCCTTGTTAGGGCATTTTGTGAGGCATATCTTATTGACCAAGCAAGAAGGCCACTTAGATTAAGACCATTACAAGAAAGAATTGTAGTAGCTTGTCTTACACACCCATCCAGTAACCCCGCAAAACACAGAAAACTAGCAATATTGGCTCCACGTGGTAGTGGCAAGTCCTATGCTTTATCTGTTGCAGTGGTTATATATATGTTTTTTAAAAGATTTAGAGATTTAATCTTTGTATTGGCTCCATCTGAGGACCAAGCTTCATTAATCTTTAACTATTGTTACAGACATTTTGCTGATAATGAGTTCTTGGGGAGCTTAATTGACCATTATAGATTCCATAACAAGCCTAATATCACAATGAAGGGAGGTACGGTGCTACGTAGAGCCCCTATTGCTGCTTCTAATCAAGGACAAGCAATACGAGGACAGCATCCTACTTTCTTAGTAGTAGATGAAAGTCCATTAATTGATGATAAGTTATTTATTGATAACGTAGAACCTTCCATATTATCTAATAAGGCTCCATTTATCAACTTGGGAACTCCAAAAAGCAAAGAGAACCACATGTATAGATATCTTTATGACGAAGATTATGAAGATTCGTTTGAAAGATTACACTTTACATGGAGAGATGCTGTAAAGAAGGGTAGAGCCTATGCTCCTCCTTATGATGAAGAAGATATGTTACAGAAGATGACAGAATGGGGAGAAGACTCTATATATTGGAGAACTGAATACGAGTGCCAGTTTGTAGAATCAACGAGTAATATATTCAACCCCGAAATACTTAAGAAATGTTTTGTTGACCAACAGTTTGCTGAATATGGTACGCCATACCCCAACTGTGTTGTAGGTGTAGATATAGGTAAATCCGTAAATTCTACTGTTATTAGTGTATGGGCTAATGAAAAAAATGACGAAGGTAATATTGCAAATCTAATTTATTTAGAAGAGATAGGACCAAAGACAGGAGGTCATGATATACCATACCAACGTAAGCGTATAATGGATGTAGCTACCAATTTTGGAGCAAAAAGAGTAATTATTGACGCTACAGGTATAGGTGGTGCTATTGAACAAGATATAAGAGTAGACTGCATACAAGCAGAAATACATTTTATACCTTTCGTATTTACAGGAGGACCGAAGGGTACTAAAACACAGGTCTACAGAGACCTAGTGTCATACGTCCAACAAGGTCAAGTTAAGGTACCAAACCCTAAATACCTACCTCCAAATGACGCAAAACTAGTGAACAAGTGGTATAAAGAACATGTAAATCTAGAATATACAATGGATGCAGCCAATAAAACAGAAAAGATAGCTGCACCAGATGGTAAACATGATGACTATTGTGACAGCTCTGTGATAGGAATACATGCCTGTTTAGGTATGTTACCACCCGAATCATCGTTCGCATCAGTGAATATTAACCGTTCTACACACATACCAGCCAAGAAAACAGCATCAGGGCCTGTTTTTGGTAAAACTACGAGAAATTTCAAGGTTAATAAGCACTCTCCGGGCGGAATTTAGCGAAAGCTTTATATACTGCCGCGTATTATATTTATACGATAGCTATGGCTCTAAGAGATTATTGGCCTTTCAATAGGCGGAGTTTCGCAACTAAAGGGACTAATCCACCGTTCACTAAGGATAATCCACGCTCCTTCGGAGATGGAGTAATACGCCGGATTCAATTGCAGTCCAATGCCTTCGGGCGTGGTGATGCGATGAAAGAACCGCAGGTTGGAGATTATCGAACGTACATGAATGTGTATTTGTCGGACCCTATAGTAAGAACTCTGATAGATTTGCCATGTCTCTACGCCTCTAAGGACGGATACGACATCGTAACGGACAGTGATGAGGAACGCCAAGCTATCACCCAGCTTTTTGATAGTATAAATATAGAACAACTTATATATTCATGGCTACGTAATGGTAGAATCTTTGGTACATCCTATCTAGAATGGACTGGAGATAACCTAGTGCTACGTTCATCTCAAAATATGTATGTACAAAGAGATGAGAGTGGACAAATCATGTATTATTATCAAGATTTGGGAGATGATAAGGAGTCCATAAGATTTGAAGAAGATGAAATCATTGAGTACAAGAACAATCCGTTTGATGATTATGCCTATGGCTTATCTGATATACACCCTATTCTTTATCTCATTGACCTTAAAGATTATGCAGAGCGCGACATCGGTGCGGCTCTTAATAAATACGCTAATAGTCGTTTCGATATTAGTGCTGGTTTACCTGATATGCCTTATGGACCAGATAAAATCAACGAAATAGTAAGTGCCTTCAACGGTTTAGAACCCGGTGAAGATATTATACATGGTAATGATATAACAGTAAAGGAATTACAAGGAACTCAAAGAGCATTCGAATATGGTAAGTATACGGATGATATTATGAATAAAATAGCAATAGCTATGAAAGTTCCTATGACTATGTGGGATAAGCCTGAACAGGCACGTCCTATATTTGAACCATATGTAAGACATTTACAATCTGCTATAGAAGCATCTATTAATTCACAACTGATGCCTCAAGTAGGTTCTGGAGATGCCTTATTTAGATTCCGTCAAATGAATGTCGATGATGCTTTCTTGAAAGCTAAGACTGATATGATATACCTTTCTGAGGGAGTTCTTTCACCTCAAGAGGTTAGAATGGAAAGAGGTTTAAACCCAGATGGAGTGGTAGAACAGCAAGAGACTGCAAAGAATGCCAACATATCTGGAGGTAGAGACCAAGATAAGACAGAAGAAACAGAAAGAACAGAGAACCGCGCTGGTAACGAACCAAGCGCTAATACTACGGGGGACAGAGAATGAGCGAATACGAATACGAGCGCTGTATAATAGACGTAGCAGCTACACTTAAAAATCGTGGAGCTGAAAACTACGAAGAGACTGCGGCTAAAATGTGCCGCATGAGGGTAGATGAAGTCAAGACTGAAAGAAGTTTTGCTATGGATTCTGCCGGGGACCGAGAAAATAAAAGGAGTTTTGCTCCTACTATTGGTGAGATTACAAATACGGATGACTACTTAGAATTCCCAGTAATCGCTATCACGTCGGGACCCCACGACGAAGATGGTGACCAAAAGGTTTTCATAGAACCATCCATCTTGGAAGAAAATTTAAAAGCTTTTGAAACTCTTCCAGTATACTATAATCATCAAAGAACTGACGATGACCTCTTAGGCACGGCTATCAACCCCAAAATCGTCAAACTTGAAGATGGAAAGTCAGCAATTGAAATGTTGGCACGTATACACAGAGAGTCCGCAAAGGCAAGTGAAGTGTTAGAGAAATTGGAAAACGGTAACATGACGCATGTAAGTATAGACTGGTTATCCAAAGACGTTGACGTCCTAGGTGAGCCATTCGCTACTGACATACGCCCTGTAGAGGTGAGCTTCATTGATAATGAGACTCGCACACCCGTTTGTGAAGCATGTACAATTGATAAAGGAGAGGAATGCAACGAACACCGTGAATTCGGTGAAAAAGATTCAGACTGTGGCTGTGGTGGCCATG